GCATAAAAAGTGTTTGCTATCGTTTGTCTAAAATAGCGTGGTTTTTCAGTTTTAGCAGCATATTTATCGATAATTCCATTGCCTGTGCTAACTTTGATACATTGTTTGAAAGCATCTTGAAAATAAAGATTTGATGAGCCTAGAGTAAAATTTGTTGATGAAACTGCGCCAATCCAAAGTGTTTTTTCATTTGTTGATCCAGAACTTACATAGACAACAAAATTATCAGAATAATCAGATGTTGTATTAAGGCTTGAATGTCTAGTCCAAGTTGAAGAATCTACAGTATATATTCCATTTTGTGATGCTGTAGATTGATCTTTCACTAATACAAGATCACCAGCAACAACAGAAACTCCATCTATTGTTTGTGCGCCAGAAAGAGTGATATTTGTGGTGGTGGCTGCTGAACAAGATACAGTGAAATCAAGATCTAGTAATGATAATTTCTGTCCATATTCACTTGTGGCGCTTGTATTGTATCCATCAAGAAGTAAAATTTGATCAGCTCTATTGTCTGCTAATTTAGATACATCCCAGCCATTAATAACTCCAGGACCAAAAAAAGAGTATATGCCTGAAAAATTAGATTCAGCTGTAAGCATATTTTCATAGTCATAACCTGGATACCAAATATCGCCAAATTGTGAATATAAAAACTTGTAAATTGATGTACGATTAGCCATTACTACCTACGGAGTTGGATTGAATTTAATGCTAGCATCTCCTATATCAAGTTGTACGGCAAAATCATACACCATAGATGGAGTTGATCCTACGCTTGTAAGGAAAATTCCGAATCTGATTTTGCTAGATGCTTCAGGTAATTCAAAGGTTTGATTTGGATCAATCACTGTGTAATTAGCAAAATTGAATGTTTCATTAGTGTCATCAGATGTTGTATATCCGTACACGATGCTACCATTGTTTTTTAATTCGTTAGAAGTAAGTAAACCTCTTTTGATCATTGGAGCATCAGTGTCATAATTAGTAGTATCAAACATTCTAGTGAAGAAATAACTGCCTGACGATGATGTATATGAAAGAGTCAATGATAGCAATTCTGGAGTGATGTTAGGAGTTGCTGTGATAAGTTCAACCTTATATTGCAACCATTTACCAGAATATGCTGAAAGATCTACAGCCAAAGATTGCGCAGTTGTTGGAGCTAAACTATCATTGATACTTGATAATGATTGAGCATCACCATAAGAAGCTGCTATACATTCTGCTCTTGTGTTTCCAGTCTTTACATAAATCTTTACTTGAGTTCCGTTATCCAAAGTTGTATCTGGAGTTGATGGATACTTGTTAAGAATTAAGGCAACAATCTGTGTCCAAGTGATAAGTGTTGGTACATATATTGGCTGAACTTCATAAATGCCATACTCTCTGATTTTACGGTCAGGAGCGTAAACTGGGTAAGCTCTTGAAGGGGGAACATAAATCCCCTTCCTAGATAGCGAGTTGTCAGCATTCTTTTGAATTTGATAGATAACGCCTGAATTATTAGTTGTAGATAAATTCTGGTTATTAGTATTAGTATTCGTTGTTGTTGTCGATCCAGTCCCAGCATTTACTTGTCCTTGTGTGGGGTTATTGGTTTGATTATTTTGTGTATTGCCAGTTACAGGATTAATTGTAGTATTGGAGTTAGAAACAATAGTGGTATTCGTGTATTGAATAAAAGAACTAGTATTGTTAGCAGTATTAGCCACTTGAATCATTCTGTCATTGATTACAGGGAAACCGTTTGAATGTGCTGGTAGAGATACGCCTTGAATATTCCCAGCTTGATCTTTAAATCTAGCATAAATATATCTATCATTATTTTCATATGGTGTAGTGGTAAATTCGTAAACGCTACCATCCATGCCAGCACCATAGAATGTATTTCCAATTGCTGATACTGATTTTATCTTACTTGAACCATAAAATTGTGAGGATGGAATCGCTTCAAATGATTCTCCAGTATTCTTTTGCCATAAAAATTGAAAAGTAGTTCCAGAACCAACATTATTAGTAGTTTGAAGCTTTATTTTTAATATATCACCCTCAAGTACGTTAAAAGCATTTGCAGAGTAAAGTGTTGATAATGTTGTCGATTGATTGTAATTACTTATTTGCAAAGTATCGTTTACAAACAAATTATATCCAACACTGCTATCAATTCTAAATGATAGAGCACCATCTTTTGAAGCTAAAACTGCACCTTCATAAGTGATAGAACTATTTGTAAATCCGGTGGGTGGAATAAATGAACTACCTACAGCTCCTGTATAATTTATCGCTTCTGTTTGTCCTCTATAAGCAATAAAATTATAACTTTCAATGTCCCCAAGATCAGTCCAAGTAATACCAGAACCAGTGTAAGATCTCCAAGTCGAGTTTAATAAATTAGTATCATATGAATAGGAAACAATTTTCTTGAAACCATTTATTGACTTAAAATATCCATAAGTTCCATTGTCAGTGCTAACATAAATATAATTAGCATTTGTATCATCGTATATACTAAAAATATGATCAGCATATGTGTCATAAAGTTTAGCCCAAGAATTAGCTGTTGCATTTGTAAAAGATAACTCCCAAATTTGACCACCCCTAAACCCTACCAAAACAGAATTTCTAGTAGAAGATTTAGCTATACATTCAACATTGTCAAAGTTGGACGATAATGTTTGCACCCATTCAGCGTTGTAATATTTATAAATTGCTGATGCTCCACTACCATAAGCTCCTCCAACACCAACATACAGAGTAAATTCTTTAGCAGTAATAGCAGAAACTTGATCAAAAGAAGAGAAAGTTTTGAGTTCTGTGATTGCTTTACCATTGTATTGATAAACAGAGCACGAACTAGTAGAACCTTTAGTAGATCCAAAGAAAAGATTGTTTCCCAAAGATGTCATAGAAATAATAGGTTTTAACAACTTATAATTTGTGGTAGATAAAGGATCTTTTGCGTTTATAACACTCCAAAATTCACCATTAAAAGATGTGAATACTAAGCCATAATTGGTTGCAGCATAAGCTCTGCCATTAAATACGTGGATACAAGTGATTTGATACTTTTCTCCTACAAGAGATTCATTTAATATTTCATAAACTTCACCACTCTTGTAAACAAACATTTTATGATTTGCTGCAATTAATATCTTGTCATTGAACGAAGCAATAGCAGTTATTTCAGATGAAGCATTTCCGGTCTTTTTCGACCACAAATAAGCAGCATTTGTTAAGTCAATATTGGTATAAGTTGTTTCGCCAGCTGAAAAATCTATAAACCCTTTTGAATCAGCGTTTGGAAAAGAAGTAGCGTCTCTGAAGTCTGAAAACCTTGAAACTTGAGCTGAAACAACATCTGAAAATTGATCATAAGCCGCAAGAGTAATGTCTCCTCTTTGATCTATAGTGAAATAATCTCCATGATAAGCAATTCTAGCTGCATAAAGAGACAGTGGAGTTGTAAAAGTAAAGCTTAAGTAATCTGTTGTTTCTGGATCAGCAATATTTTCAACAATATCTTCCCATTCTGAAGTTTGAGTTTTTTTAACTTGAAGGATATATGTTTTAGTATTTTTAGCAGTAGCTCCAACAATTAAATTTGTGACTGTTGGATAAATATTGTTAGCAGAATTTGTAGGATCACTATAAACAGGATTAAACTTTTTGTAAACATAATTAGCTTGATCATTTCCAATAACTTCATATTTAGAAAGATCAGAACTACCGCCATAAACAGATACTTCTTTCAATGGTACTTCAAATATATCAAGTAAATAGTCTTTAGAAGAAAGTTCTGCTGATGTTGTATTAAATGCAGTGATTTTATAATATGGTGAAGTATTAGCTATTCTAATCCATGTCAAATTATCAGAATCATAGTAAGCGAATTCAGAATTATTATTGGAAAAATTAGCAATATCAATTGTAGCTGAGCCAATAGTGGACATTGGTAAATTATCTAAAGTGATATAAATCCAATAAGTAGTATCTGCAGTTAAAGTCAAACCTGTATTTGAAAATGAATATGAATCAAAAGACGTTGTCAAATCATTAAATTGGATACTTGAAAAAGAACCTAGTAATGTTGAAGGTGCATCATTTGTAGCATCATGAGTGTATATTGCAACATTTATTCTATCGCCAAGATTAACTATATTTCCAGTTTTTTTAAGATTGATATAAATTGTTGATATGTTTTGATCTTTATCAGATACTATTTTAAAAGCATTTACAGTTTGAATAAATGAATATGAAGATGTTGTATCTGTGTATTCTGTAGTTATTGAAGAATATCCAGTACCAGAAAAATAATGGACTTTTATACCAGGATCAACATCGTCTGCTTTTCTGTTTAATATCAAAATGCCTTTGGGTGGAACAGTATCATAAATAACACTGGCATTAGGATAGAATTCAGATTTGACAAAGATATCTGTTGTTTCATCCTCAATTTCGTATCCTATAGAAGTGCGATTGTTTAGTGCTTCATTCCAATATTTAGGATCGAAAAAACCGTAGTTATCATACGCCATAATTTGATATCAAAAGCGGTTCAAAATTTGCAACAAAGTTATTAGAACTATCTTTCAATGCTGCAGCTCCGCCGTCCCCACTATAACCAACTTTTACTATGCTGTTAAAATTTATTTTATTGTAAAGAGATAATTTCACATCTGTAGAAAAAGTAATTCCCAAACCAGTTGCTGATTTTATAGGAGTGTATTGACCATCTATAGATACATCAAAAGTTAATATTCCTGTAGCTGGCAACATAGGTCTTGAATTATTTTCTGTAAATTTTAGGTAAATATCTTGCCCATTTTTGTCAATATAACTATTTGCAGCATCTAAAGTCGGAGCAATAGTGTCAGTCAAATTGTTCGTAGCTTTGATAGGGGCTATTAAACTTGCAACTTTATTTTCATTTGTAGTTGTATCTGTAATAAAATTGGATTCTGGTTGAGTGTAATTTACAGTAATAACATCTTCTGGATCAAAATATGAAGACATCGTAAGAAGATATACTGTTGTTGCTAATCCACTGAATAATAAAGCAGAAGCTCCGATACTTGAAATTGTTTTAGCAACTCCTGAATATGATACCCCTAATCCAGATGGAGATTCTGGTGTTGTAGTAGTAGACATTCGAACATATATAATATTCCCAGAAACTCCAGTTCCGGTATATGCTTGCGTAATTCTTGGTAAAAATGTTGTGCTTGTAAGGTTAGTGACAGCACTACCAGCAAACGATACTGCATATGTCAAACCAGTTCCAGTACTATCTTTAATCTTGTAAAAATCTGACGCTGGTTGTGTGTAAGTTAAAGTAACTGGATTTGTACCATCGTTTACACCTA